AGGGGAGAGAACTCTCCCCCAGGAGTGAACTTAGAAGTTCTTGTAGACCCAGACGTCCGCAAGGCCGCCAGCAGCAGCCTCAAGGGAGACTCCGCAAGCCGGTGCGAGGTCGCCGCCCACGATAGCGGCAGCCTGACCAGCAGCGGTGTTGTCAACGACCAGAGAGATACCAGCAGCATTGACAGAGACGTTGTCGGCCGAAGCCCCCTCGACGTAGCCGGAGACGACCACGTTGACGCGAGCGCCAGCGGTAGCAGCCTCAAGGGCAACTCCGCAAGTGAGGCCGGTGCCGTTTGCGCCACCAACCGCCTCGATGACGGTCAGAACGCGGTCAGCGCCGGTCTTGCTGGTGTCGAACATGACCCAATCACCAGCGGCGATAGCGCCACCAGCGAGGAAAGTCTCAACCTGACGGCGATGGGACGTGGAAGCTCCGAAGCCGTCGGCTCCAATGTCGAGCTTCTGAAGAAGAGTAGAAGTAGCCATGATGGCCTCCTTATGATTAGGCGTTGCCGTCAGTGAGGATGCCGAGGCCACTGAAGTTGCTGGCGGTCAGCTGCATACGAACGATGATGTTGGCGGCCATGGAAGCGTAGCCGGGGATGGACTCCATCGGCTCAACCTCGAAGAACGCGTCCTCATCGGTGTACAGGTTGAACAGAGCCGAGTTGAGGAAGTACTGGCTCAGGGGGTTGCCATCCGAGGCGTTGACGCCGGACAGCTGGGGCTCGATGTAGACCGGAGCACCGCCGAAGACAAGAGCAAGACGACCGCTCATGTCCTGCATCTCCTGGATGCTCTGGTAACGCTCGTTGTCCTCAAGCAGACTGCGGTAAGCAGCATAGCTCTCGGGGGAGGCGAGAACGATGTCCACGTCACCCTCGGGACCGAACACCTTCGTCTGAATCAGAAGCTCCTGCATCGCGGCGATGGTCAGGGTTCCGCCAGCGTCAATGTACTGGTTCTGGTAGGACTCGGGGAAGGTTGCCTTGGCGACACCCTGAGCAGTACCAGTCTGGGTGCCGAAGGTTGCACCGTGCAGGAAACCGCCAGCAACCGCGCCGTTCAGAGTCTGAAGGTCGGTGAGGATGGTGGAGTTTCCAGCCACGATCTGCTTGTTGATCTCGCGGCGGAGCATGCCCATGACCTGCTTCATGCGGGTCTCGGCGATGCGGATCATTGCCCGCTCACCCTTGTTGGAAAGCTCTTCCTTCTTGGTGATGACGATGGGGGCCACCGCGTCACACCAGCTGGAAGTACCAGTACGCATGACATCGGAGACTGCGAGGTTCACAGACTCGTAGCCGTTGCTGAGCTGGGTGATCTGGGAGTGATCGGTCAGAACAAGCGGCACGTCCACGTAGGAACCACCAGATTCCTGAACGATGTTGCCTGCACGCTCGCAAGCATCAAGAAGGGCGATAGCCCGGAAGGTCGAGTCAACCTCACGATCACGAAGGATGCGCAGGGTAGACGCCAGAATGTCCTGCTGGACACCGGAAGTCGTTGGCATTGTTACCTCCTGTCAAGGACAGGCTTAGGGACTGTTCCCGGTCATTAGCGTGTCCCTCAGGGGAGGGGGCTCAGCCGGTGTGGGGTCAGGGTGTGCTCTCAATATAAGAGGCCCGTCAATAGTAGCTCCGTAACGCTGGGCTACCGCGCGGCGTAAATAAGCTAAGGAGGGTTCTCTTCCTTAGCTTATTTACGCCTTTGTTCAGAACTCCGGCTATCAGCCCTGACGCTGCTTCTTGAGGGTCTGGTAAATCTGCCAAGCGTTCATGTCTTTGGCATCAACCTTGCTGATAGTAGGAGTGCCGACCCGACGGCCCTGGCCGGTTGCCGTAAGCGCGGCTGCACGTGCAGCTTTCTGCTCTGCCTTCTTGGTAGCCGCACGCTGAGTTTCGAGACTGGAGGCCCGACGACCCTTCGTGGCATAGTAGGCACTCTGAAGGTCCAGACCGGGGTTGGCCTTCAGAGCCTCGTAGACTTCCTTGCGAACTGCGGCGTCGTTCTTGAGGTCAGGGTGCTTCTCCATGAAGCCGTCATACTTCTGACGAGCCGCTGCCTGCTTGTGCTCACGCTCGATGGGCTCAAGGGCTTCATGGAGACGTCTTGCGACTTCCTTCTCAATGCGGGCAGAGATGCTCGCCTCGTCAAACGGGTTCAACTCCCCGACTTCGGCTTCGGCCTTCTCGCGAAGACCTTGGAGGGCACCAGAGTCGAGAAGGGCTCGCTTCTCCACCTCGAGCGACTTCTTGTCTGCGGAAAGCTCCTGAGTCTTACGGGTGTAGTCAGCCCGCATCTTCTTGGCAAGCTCAGCCAGATGCGGGGAGCCTTCCGCAAGCTCACGGATGGAGTCATCCCAAGACAAACCGGCCTTGCGTTCGGTTTCCTTGGCCTCGACGGCTTCTGCTTCGGCCTTGCGGGCGTCAGCCTTCTCGTGGGCTTCTCCGGAGATGCCTGCCTCAAGCTCCTTACGAGCCTTCAGGCGGCCCGTAACGCCAACACGGGGCGTAGGGGCGTTAAGGGCGGGGCGGGCTTCTCCGAGGCCCGTAGAGGGCGTGCTCGGTGTCTCACTCATGTTGTTCTCACCTGTTGGGTGTTGGGATTAGGCGCGGGAAGAGAACATCTCTTCCATTTCATCGCCTTCGGGGGACTCTTCGACTTCGGTGGTCTCTTCCATCTCGTTCATGGGGCTACCCAGGAAAGCGATAAACTCCTCATCGGCCATAAGGCTCTGGATCGTAGCGGCAAGGCGCGCGACGTCTTCGTCTGCGGTAATGCCGTCAAGCTCGATGAGCCCCGGCTTGCCTAGTCCTCAGCAGCAGAGGACAGCATCGCGAGACCCCGAACAAACTCAGCCGGGAACTCGGTCACGTCTGCGTCGAAGTCGGGATACATTTCCTGCTCAGGGAAGCCCATGGCTTTCTGTGCATCACGGTAGGCGGACGCCAGAGCGTTCATCACGGACTTCGTAAACCGACCCTTGGGGGCAGCTTGGGAGAACACTTCGTCCATAATGCCTTCGGCCTCACGGGCGGGGGTCATGACGGCGATTTCGACGGATTTCATATCATCCATGGGGAACCTCAGATATCAGACGGGAATGTGTTGGCTATGGCGAGACCTTTATCGCCATTAGCCTTGCTCAACTCACTGTTGTAGCGACTCAGCGTGCGCTCGTGCTCATTATTGAGCGAGATGCCCTTATCGAGCTTTGCTCTCTGGTCGTAGGCGGTGGTTTCGACCAGACCTCGCTCTTTCATCACCTCATCCCGGTGTGCTTTCGACCGGAGCGTGATGCCAAGACCCTTATCGAACCGACCCGACCACTTCGAGTCGCCCCAACTGCTCGGGGTAGATGCAATGAGTGCCACGCCACGGCGGGTTTCACCCTTACAGGTCTTGCAGGGAACAGGCTCATCCCGTTTGCTCATATTGCGGAGCACGTCGAACCTCACCTCGCACCGCATACACTCTCGGGTGTACAGGGGCATCAAACACCTCCGGGGAGCATCGGCTGGATAGTGCCGGGGCCGACACCCCCGCCTGCGGTAGCCTCTTGCAGCGTCGCGGGAGCCGTCTCAGGCGGCGGGGGGGCTTCGCCGGGGGTAGGGGCCGTACCGCCTTGTTCCTCACTCAGAAAGCTCTCTGGGAGGTCGTACAGCCTGACGATTTCCTCGCGAATAGCCTGTGGGCTGACTCCGAGGTTGGTCAGAAGCACGGTCAGGTCCACGATGTTCCGGCGCTTGGCGGCGTCACCCATAGCCGTAGAGCCAGTATCAGCTGCATGGAAGCGGAAGTCCGCAATAAGGTCATCCGCCGTCAGTAGGGTCGGCTGACTGTTCACGATGAGCGGCTCGGTAGCTTCTCCAAGAATCAAACTCAACATCACCGCGTAAACCTGGGCCAGCTGGGCGATGGCTTTGTCCCGAGTAGCCGCATGGCGTCCGATTTCGGAGGAGGTGTACGCCGCAAGGGCTGTTACTTCAGTGGCGGTGGCCTTTGTTGCTTCGCCACGAGTGAACGGAGCCATAATCGAACCCCGACCGAAGTCGTTGTCCACCTGACGAATGTACATTTCAAGCTCAGGCGGCGTCGGGGAGTGCGGAACCGGCATTACGGAGCCCGCGAGAGTCTGCCCGTTACTGAGCTCGACTTCCAGAATCTCACCGTCCATGCCCTGAGCGAGTTTGGCGGCAGCATCCGCGTCAAGCAGACCCTTCTCAATCATCCACTGACGAGCGCACTTTCTCACGGCGTTGGCCTGATAAGTACGAACGATGTTGATTTCAGTGCAGTAATCCTGCGACCGTCTCAGAGCAGAGTAGCCACGAAGGGGAACATTCGGGTCACTGGTAAAGTACAGCGGCACAATCGGCGGCGTAATGCGACCGGAAGCCGTGCGATACGGGATGCCAGTGTAGGTGACCGACTCCTCTTCGATTTCTGCATCGGTCTGACCCTTATCGGGGTCTTCGACTTCGGTATCGAGGCTTGAGCCGACCTGAACCTTCACGCCCTTGAACAGAAACTTATCTCCGTTCTGGTAGTCGGGGCTCCAAACTACGAGAGCATCGCTTCCTGGCGTCAGGTCGTAGAACTCGACTACTTCGATGAAGCTCTCAGCGTCAGAAGAGATGCCCAACCCTCTTGAAGAAGAATCAAGCGGACCGCCTCGGGCTTCGTTGCGGGACACATCAAACAGTGACGCGCCTTCTTCGTTATCGTCATCCAGAAACCGGTGGAAGCTACGAGGCGCATACTTCTTGTTGCCGTACCGCTGCTTGGCTTCCTCAAGCGGAATGAGGTAGCGATGGCCGACATACCGCTGACCACGCCAGTTAGGGCTGGAGGCGTCAACCAACACGTCCCATGGCGCCACGGCTTCCACGTCTACTCTCTGGAGGGGGTCCGGTCCCGGTACGGGGGCCATCTTCAGAAAGCTGCAAGGGAAGATCAAGCCAAGCCGGGTGGCCTGCTCTACGGCGTCTCGGCTTCGGCTTAGAAAGTCATTCGACACAGCCTGAGTCACCTGCTCGTCGCCCCTACCGCGAAGGTCGGGGGTCACGACCACGGACGGGTCACGCGTAAACAGGCTTGCCACGTAGCTTTCGATAAGCTCGTAGCCGCGTGAGGTTTCGACTGTGATTTGCTGCTGTTGCTCTTCACGACGCCAGAACCGCATCATGTAGAGGTTTCGCAGTTTGCGCATTTCAGGGCGAAGGTCGAACCAATACTTGCAGTGAGCTTCGTAAATGGCGCGAACGTCATGTGGTTTCATCATAGAGTCACCTGATGTTCCATGGAAGTGGGCGGGAGCGGACCTTGCGCGCGCGCACGTTCGCCATCATACTTTCCATACGTGTGCCTACCGCTTCTCTACGCTTAGAGCGCGGAACATCACGTAAAGCCCGATAGGCAAGAGCGAGCGCCATGGCAAGGTCATCATGGAGGCCAGCGGGAGCCTCCGGGCTTACACGCTGAATCTGTAGGGAGCGAAGCTCAATAAGCGTGCTCTGGTCGAGTCTGAAGATCATGCCGTTGTTGACGAACTCTCTAAGCCCGTCAAAGGCATCGATCTTGCTCTTGTGCGTCGTCACCCACTGTTTCTTACGGTGGTCACGCCACAGGTTCTTGTAGCCAAGCTGGTCGAGTTCCCGCAGGACGGCGTGTCCGTGGTTGTTAGACTCACACAGAACAAGAGGCGGCCCCATGCTGGTAGTGTACTTTGCCGCGACCGTCACGATCCTCTCAGCAAACTCATGAGGAGCAATCGTGTTGTCCCGCTCACTATATACGGGCTGATATGTCATCGCAGACACTACCTGTAGTGCCGAGTAGTCTCCCCCGGTGCCTCCGGCGGGGTCACACCCGATAACGTAGAAGTCATCAAGGTCTGGTTCTTCCAGAACCCGGTAGGGCGTGTTGAAGTGGACGCCCTCGATGTTCTGGATTGCCTCACTCGGCATGTAAGCGGATTTAGTGACCCCGATAAAGCACTCAGCAAGCTCAGCTGGGAACTCTCGGCCAAACTTGTGCTCACCCAGAGTAGCTACCTGAGCCCGCCTCCAGACAATCTGCTCGGGGGTGAGATTATACCGACTGATAAGGGCTCGTTCTTTACTGGTGGGCTCGAAGTCGAGGGGAACCGGAGCCTGGTAGGCGTGATGCTCGAACCAGGGCAGGAACACGACCGTCCAGCCGTTCTCAGGTGCTCCCTCTACGAGCCTATGGAACGTATCACCGGGAGCGTTCACCGTGGTCTCGATGATAATCGGCCCATCGCCTACGGTAGCGAGCACTTGCGCCAGAACCTCGTCAGGGTCCGTGTAGAAGGCGAACTCTGAAAGCTGGGCCCCCGTAAAGGCGAAGCTCCGCGTACCGCCTCTGCCCCCCGTAGTGAACGCTGAGAAGCCCGCTCCGGTGTCGGCAAACTCCGAATCAGAAGCGGAGTCCACCGTCATCCTGCGCTTGAGGGCCTCCGGTATCTGGTCCAACCACTCACGGTCGAGTTTACGAAGGTTCGTAGCAGACCTCGCATGAAAGCTCAGCACAGCATACTTCAGCGGGTCAAGGCTCGTGAACGCTTTATGGAACTGGTAGGCCCGAATACCGACCGAGATGCCCATTTGACGAGCTTTGACTACCAGCACTCGGTTTGAGGAGTCCATGGCCTGCCAGACTTTACGTTGGGCCGGCCAGACATTTAGCGGAACTCTGCGATGTTTGGTCTTATCGTAGACCTTCAGCATCCTACAGAATAGCTCACGGTCTGAGAGCAGGGTGCGGAGTTTGCCTTGTAGGGGCGCAGGTATTCCCTCAGGTAGCCAGCATCCCCTTGAGGGGACCATCAAGAAGATTCTCCGGTAGCCAGCTTATCGCCTTCGGGCACCAGACTAAGAATCTGGGCAAGCTCAGCAATGGCCGGGTCTTGGGAGTCTTCGGCCCCCGGAGTCTCAGCAAGGTTGCGTCGGTATTCCCTTCGGTCAGCCACAATCCACCGTGCCGTGTCCACCTTTGCTTTAGGAAGGTCCGAGTCCGAGGTGAGAACTTCCTCAAGGGCCTCAAGCGAGGGCGTCAGTAGCCCTTCAAGCTCTTTCTCGATGTCGATAAGGGGCGCGGTAGGGCTCGAAGGTAGAGGCCCCAGAGCGACCCCGTTAGCCGCCGAGCCAGCCTGTTGCTCTAAGGCTCGAAGGTCGGGGAGCAGAATCTCGATGCTGGAGAACTTCTGGTCACACGTCTTGCATCTGCGAACCCGGTACACCCGAAGGTCTTCCCGCTTGTCAGCAGGCACCGTCATAATGGTCTTGGCTCTGGACTCGCCGCAGCTTGGACAGTTCACGTTAGGTGCTCCCTTCAAGTATGGCGCTACTACCGGCTAACTATTTCTGCGCATCTGGAACCGAAGGCGTAAATAAGCTAAGGAGGGTTTCTCTTCCTTAGCTTATTTACGCCTTGCATGGAAATCTACTACCGCTACGGCTTAGGCCCGGTTAAGGTATTAGTGGAACACGGGGCTACCGTCCCATTCCCCAAAGGAGAATCCCATGCCCAGTAATGCCGACCACACTTCGGTCTACGCCCCCCGCGCCGTCCCGGCTCTCCACACCATGTTCGCCAAGCAGAACAACATGCGCAAGAGTCACGCTATCCTCCAGGCGTTCATGTTCCTGACTTCCGAAGAGGGCCTGAAGGCTTTCCGCATCTGGCGCGGCGGAGAGATCGCTAAGGGCAACCTATAAACAATGAACCCCCGGTCTGGTGGGACCGAGGGAACAGAGCAACTAAGGAGTAGGAAGTGACGACTACCAATATAAGTATAACCGGTTTATACGTTCCCGAATACGATTTCTTCCGGGATTGGGCCGGTGAGAAGCTCACAGTTATCCCGCTGAAGGACAAACTGCCCCTCGGAGGCATTACTTGGGCCGCTGCACAGGGCGTCAAGAAGAAGTTTGTTTGGCAGGACGACTGGAGCTACGCGGCCAAGGGGGCCGGAACTAACGGCGGCGGGCTTGTTCTTAGGAACGACCAGTACAACCTGTGCGTCGTTGACGTTGACTGCCCTGACAAGATTAAGGTCATCCGGCGTTGGCTCCGTGAGAAGCTGGGCCAGACGTACTTCGTTGAGACCAAGACCCGGCGCGGTTGGCACTTCTGGTTCAAGTGCCACACTGACCTGAAGGCTGGCAAGTCCACCAAGTTTGGTCTGTCTGATAACGGTCAGGCCGGTCTTGACCTGCTCGCCAATAAGGGTCAAGTTCCGCTTCCCGGCTCAGTCTGGGTCAAGAACGGTGAGAGGGGCCAGTACCGGTGGGCCGGAAGGTTCGACGGGATGGAGCCTACCGTCGATGAGTTCCTCGACAAGATGCCCATCATGTTTGAGAGCGTGTGGGAGGAGCTTCGCACCTTCGGCAAGGACCAGAGCAAGGGCACGACCGACTTTACCAGTGAGAACATCGAGGTAACCGACGAGCGGTTTGCTGAGTGCCACCGGGACATGGCGAAGCAGGATTGCCCGGTTTGTGGCAACAACACGCTTCAGACTTCCCACAAGTTCAACGGCTGGATGTGTTTCCACTCCGACTGTAAGGGTGGCAACGCCTTCAAGGTCTATGAGGTAGTCCGTAAGGTAGAGCCTCAGAAGGACATTCTCGACTTCCTGGACGAAGGGGCGGCGCTACCCCCCGGCCCGGTCGTAGAGCCGCTCAGTGAGCTTCAGCGGGCCTTCCTGGACATGGAAGCGGTGTGGCCGCAGGACCGGTTAGCGGTCGAACTGTTCCCGGACGGTGACCCGCTTGCCGAGTGGTCCGATGAAGCCCTCAAGGCGGCTGAGCTTGCAGCTAAACTGGCGGTCTACGACGTGCCGCTCCGCTGTAAGGAGCGGGGCCTTGGCGCCATCGTCGCTACTGGCAAGAAGCTCATCAAGACCGAGACTTCATGCTGGTCTTACGGGTGTAAGACTTGCGGCCCGATTCTGCGTAAGTGTCTGAAGATCTCCCTCGTCACCGCAATGGCAAGGCGCGGGGCGAAGCCCAGTAAGGTGTACGTCTTCGAGGCTGACTACACAGACCCTAAGAAGTTCAACGACACGGTGAAGAAGCGGCTGACAAAGTGGGCCCGCAAGGCTGCTAAGGAGGCCGAGGACGAGCGTGATGAGGAGCTGGAGCGGCCCGAGTTGCCCCCCTTTGAGTGGTGTGCGATCCAGGCGACCCCCGGAACCGCCTACGTCATGATGTGGGGCGAAGTCGACCCGGACGAGATTGAGCGAAGCTCCCCGGTTAGCGGCACGCTCATCCAGATGGTCGATTACGTGTTCAACCGCGTTGACCAGGACGTGTGGAACGCGCACAACAAGGAGCTTCGCGAGGAGCACGAAGAGAAGACCGGCAAGACCAAACACTTCCGCACCGTCTACATGCTCGCCCCACGGTTTATGAAGGGCTTGGTCAATGACTTGAAGAACTTCCTCACCGGGCGCAAACGCTCTGGACTTGAGAACGGGCGCGGTCTTGCCAAGCGGGTGCATGAGTGGGATAAGGACACGGACCCGAACAACTGCAAGTCTGATAAGCGCAAGCCCGGTGCGGACTTCGCGTTCTTGCCGACCTACCACGTCAAAGCCTTCGTCAAGTACGCCGAAGACAAGCTCATGACGACCCTGGACTTCCAGGTTGACCACGCTACCGGCTTTGGGTCTACCCAGTCCGCGCGCTTGCAGTGTAAGGCTGCCCCCCTCGTGCGGGAGTTTGTTGCTGACAACCCCCAACTGCACGCCCACAAGAAGAGCAAGGTAGCCGCTCTGGCCCTTGTTGATGAAGACCTTGACCTCTACCTCGGAGAATGACGATGGGAAACAAGTGGGAAGACAAGTCCGACCACGCCTGGCTCTCCTCCTGGTCTTCCGAAAGGAAGGTCCAGGAGGAGGCTGCGGCTTTGGCCCTAAAGCTGGAGCGGGAGAAGAAGCAGCGTGAGATGGATGCGTACGATGCTTGGTACAAGGCTCAGGGTCGCCGGTGTGGTTACTGCCGGGAGCCCGGTCACGACCGCAGGAAGTGTCCTGAGCGCCTTGCGGATGAGGCGGGGTTAAGTAGCCCTATAGAGAATAAGAAAGCGGCTGACAAGGCCCCCGCGCCCCTCGATGGGGTGGTTACGGGGCGGATCGGCCCTACGAAGGAAGAGCTGATAGCCGAACTTCGCAAATAGACCAATCATAAGACTATTTCGGTCCTGGCAGTAGGAGGAATGAGCTTTGAAAGGTGACAGAAACGACCCTGAGTGGGCTTGGTACTGGGAAGAGAACGATGCAGAAGTCCCTTGGACAAACGCGCCGTGCGCTGACCCGCATAACTGGAGACATGACGCGATTGAGACCCGAATAGAAGCCCGGTACATTCCTCCGACCCCAGCATCCGACAAACACCGCAAGGAGTTTAGTCGGATTCTTCGTTGGTTGCCCTCCGTATACCGTATCGCCGTTCAAGTGCAATACTCAGCAGGCGGAAGAGGCAAGAGAGCACCCTGGGCTTACGGGCACGCCGGAGTGTGTCAAAGCACTTGGTCTGACCGGGTGCGTATGGGTGAGGCGTTTATCGCGAACCTCGCGCCCATTTACCGGGAAGCCGAACGCCGTAAACCCGGATGGGGCTCTTACCGAGAAGCTTTAAAGCGGGTTCACTGGCCGGACATACTCAGCGCGAGGGTGGACACCGGGGGCACCTTATCAGCGAGCACGGAGGTGGCCGTCTCGCAATCCACCGTGCATAAGCGGTGTCAGATAATGGCAGAGGATGAGCCCATGGTCAGGGCCATTATGGCTTGGCGTCGCAAGTCCGGTCGCGTGTTTCTCACAACAAAGGACATATTTCCTTCAATAGATTCCTTATATCGCCCCTTATTAGGTGAGGAAGCCGCCGCTTCTTCGACTAAAGGAGAGGAACCCGTGACTTACCACCACACTGACGCCCAGCGAACCCACGACGAGATTATCCTTGAGATGCTTAGGGGAGGCTGGTGCCACTCAGCTGACCTCGTAGCTCGCACCCAGACCCGCAACCTTCAGGCTCGTATCGCTTGCCTTGAGAATAACGGCTGGGTCATCGACCGTCGCCCGTCTTCCGGCTCCCGGGACGGCAAGGAATACCGCGCCATCCGGAACGACCCAAACCTTCGCAACCGTGGGCCGAAGCAGATTCACATTCGCATCCCGGCGGGGTGCCCGGTCGAGGCTATCAAGTATGCACGTCAGGCTGCACTTGATGTCCTTGAGGAAGCTATGGAGCGGGCTTCCGAAGAGCGCACCATGGACCTTCTTGAGCTTCTGGACCTGTAATGCACAAGCTTCTAAGGCTCGCACTTCAGCATAGTTTGACTAAGCCCCTACCTAACGACCCCTTCGACCTTATCGAAGACCCAACGGAGAAATTCCATGCTCGACTTCATCACGCTCTTAGGCTGCCTCTGCACACCGATTGCCGCAGTGGCAATGTGGAAGATGCTGATGCGCGACATCGAAGCGTTCGATGTCAGAATGAACCAGCTGGCTGATAGCTACGGTAGCCGCCGCCCTTCGGAGCCCAAAGAATCTGACGACGGTTCTTTGTAGGGGCTCCCACCCTTACTGAGATATGAACATGGCCCCCACGGTAGGGGTCATACCCAATGACCTGATCGAACGGTACATCCGAAAGGATAATCGCTTCGATCAGGTCTTTGGCGTCTAAGCCTCGCACTTTGATGTCAGCGGCTTCGCCCCTCATGTGCTGAGAGGTCTTAGAGCCGCCTATGCGGGTGTTCACGGCTTTGCAACG